GCAACGAACATCAATGCTGGGGGAACAATGAGTTTCTTGGGACGTGCAGCGATCAAAAGGCCACGCTCGTCTGTCCATGCAGCGATTTGAATAACGGCGTTCTCAAGAGAAGTCTCGTTCAAATCAGCAGGGGTAGAGGGAGTGTTGGCATTGGTGCCGCCAGAGATCAAGGGGTGAGCTGTAGAGAACAAAGGTTGTCCGTCACCACCAACGATGGTAGCGTTGAAGCCGTTGTTCAAAACTGCCGCAGCTTTAACCTGCTTGGTATAAGCCATAGCGCGAGCCAAACCTTTGGTGTAACGTGCAGACAAAGAGTCATACAAGTTATCTTCGATCGCTTCTTCAGTGATCGAGAAACCAAGGGCGATTGTCTCGTGGCTGTACCTTGCGGTGAAAGCTTCTTGTGCATTGTCGTAAGACAGTGCAGTGCCCTCAGCCTTGACTGGAGCAGCGGAGAAACCAGAGAGTTTGGTCTCTTCTTCGAAGCTACGCTCAGATTTCTCTGTTTCGTAGATTTCTTTATGCTCTTCGCCGTAACGGGCATACTCCAAACCGAACAATGCGTTCAATCCGGGAAGGAGTTCTTTTAATAGTTGTGCGCGTGAAATTGCCATTTTAGATTACTCCTTATACACCAGCAGTGTTAGTCATGCCTTGGAATGTAGCATTCCATGTGACCAATACTTCGGGATAACCAACAAAAGAAACTGCAGAACCAGCGGCCAATGTAATGGCGCTATTCACAGTCACGGTAGTTCCAGACACGGTGACCACAGAGATGTAGTTACCTTGTGCAGAGCCAGTGCCACTTGGAGCGATCAACTGCATACCGGGTTGAATTGCTGAGTTAGCAGCAGTCAATGTCACAGTTGTGCTTGAACCAGAAGTAGAAGCAGTAGCTGTAACGGTAACGGCTGTGTCAGGCACAACGCTCACAACACGCCAAGGCAACAATGTTGCAATACGTGTGTTACCAGAAGTACCAGAGCTAACAACTGCACCAGACACGGCCATTGCGGAGTCACCAGTGATGGTGCTACCTGTTCCGCCAGTGATAGCGTACATGTTAGTACCGATGAAGGTGGGGTTCACATAACCGATGGTAGAAGCAGTGTTAGACAAGGAAGTACCTTGAGCAACAACGGCAGCTTTGAAGACCACGCGGGGATCATCAATGACGTAGCCAACTGCGTTGTTAGACACAGTATTGGCAGGCCAGTATTGACCGCGAGTGGGTTGGCTCAAAGAGTTTGTGTACTCAGCGCCAACGAAAATGCCCAATGTACCAGCTACGGCAGTAGCAGGAGAAGAGGCGGCTGACATGGTGGTAGCAACAATAGTACCGCCAGACAACTGAACAATGTCGCCATTGAACAAGTTAGTGTTGTAGCCAGTAGCGATGGGATACATGCGGGTAGAACCAGCATAGGGTAGACCACCGAACTCACTGACCGCTTTAAACCCGTAAGGGGCTGAAACGATTGGATAAGCCATTTAAGGACTCCTAAAAAATTTACTTGGAACCTGCACCAAATCCAATTCCGCGGGTTGTTGTAGAGGATTTCTCTGAGAACTTGCGCATCCTTGGATCATTGTCTTTCATGAAACTGTTGTCGACTGAATCCATCTGATCTGCTGCTTGTTTAGCGTAATACTCGTCATAGGCTCTGATGTTCTCAATTGAGTTTTTACAAAGTATCAACCCTTGAATTTCAACATTACCTTCGGCATTACCCTCAATCATCAATTCGGGATGGTCAGCCGCCTTAACCGGTTCCCACCCATCTCGTCTCATGCGGGACAAGCGAGTGTGATCTGCCTTACCAAGTATGTGCGTCATGATATAACGGAATCCATACCCGGGTTCGGGAGTAGGGTCAGGCAAGGTGCTCGCTGGTTTGTATACAGTACGAGCAGATTTTTCGCGTGTAGTTAAGTCACGGTTAATTTTTGTGTCAGCCATTTCAGTTCTCCAGTTTTGCCACTTGCGCAGCGTATTGTTGTGGGGTTAGTCCAAATTTCTTAGCCAGATTCAATTGAGTCGTGGTAAGTTTGACTTTACCTGCAGTCGTTGAACGCGACGCAGGCGCTACAACAGTGGAGGGCCTTCTGGCATCTACAGGTTTTTTCTCAGGTTCGCCAAAAACTTCGGGGAACTTTGAGCGTACGCGAGCATCAATCTGCTCGTAATATTCATCAGAGCGCGGGTCCGTGCCTGCGGTTACTAGTTTTTGATGCAGCCCTAGTGCAAAGCTGGTAACTTCTTCAAACCCATCTGAGCCGAACCACTGGTTTTTTGCCTGCCAGCGCAGGGATTTTTCGTCCGGTTGAACAGTTTGAGTCTGTCTAGGTTGAGTTTGTACAGGAATTTCTTGCTCTTGTAAAGGGGGTACTCGATAATTTTTTACTTTCTCGAGGTTCCACTTTGCTTCCGTCAGCGCTTCTTGCGCAGCAATGATAGCGTCTGTGTCAAACGCCTCTTGCGCCTCTTTATATTGACGGCGAGCCATAGCAAGGTCCGCCTCTGCCTTCTCTTTGGCAGAATGGACGAATGCCTCCTGACCGACGTTAACGCTCTTTTTGAGGCTTTTATTTTCCTCAATCAATTGTTTTGCAAGACGCTCAAGCTCTTCTTTTTCGCGTGCAATAGCATCTGCTCTCCTGCGCTCATCGTGCTTGGAGTGTGTCAGTTCTTTGATACGTTTTTTGACGTTATCAGAGTAGCTTTCGATTTCCTCATCCGTTGGGTCTTCAACTTCACGGTTGAGTGGTTGACGCCCACGATCTTGCACAGGCGTATCGTCAACAATTTCAATCTCGACTTCGGGGGCTTCAGTCGTGATCTCTACATTGTTTTCTTCTATTTCGTCTGGGAACTTAAATTGTTCAGCCATTTTTTACTCCGTTAAGCGCGGGAAATCCCACGAGGGTCTTGCACAACAGCGTCAATTTGATCGTCATTCAAAAGACGGAACTCTTTGCCAAAGATTTTGAATCGCGTACCAGAATACGTACGTACCAACACAAAGTCTCCGGGTTTGCACCAAGGACCACTAGGGAACTTGGTCTTGTCAGCGTACGCCTCTGGTCCAACCTTTAGCACAAACAGCACAGTGGTTGCGTGTTGTTCGCGCTCAGCATATTGGGAGGGACGCACGAGATCCAGTTCAGTACCATCAATCTTGTCAGAGATATCAGGCAGTCCGCACAGGATGTGAAAGCCTGTTGGATCAGGCAGGACGGTTGCTTTCTCTTCCGGTGTTGCGTCTTCTACAGGCGCAGACAACGGCTCAATGCCGGGAGGCAAAATTAAATCACTCATCCGATTCTTCCATTTCTTTTAGCAGGTCAAGTAAATAACGCTCTGCGATGGCTAGACCTGAAATAACACCGCAAAGTTTGTGATACTCTTCAAAAGTGCGACACGAACCCCCCGCCATGTCGTCGGCGTAGTTGTTCATGTCGGTACGTATTTTTTCGCGCAATACGCGTGCGAATTGGTCGATCATTGTTCAGGGTTCTCCTTTGGTTTTTCGTCCCGTTTGAATTGTTGGATATGGTCTAGCATGGCTTGACGCTTTTGCAAGTCCATCTCCGCTTTGTGTTTGGCAATATCCAAACCTGTTTTTAACCCTGCCTGTTGTTCTTGCGAAGCCACTTGGTGTTGTTTGGCTCGGATGTCTGCGCCCACTTTCATGGAGTTGAGCTTTAAGTTTCCGCCAACCTTCTCGGTCTCCAACTGCACCTTGGCCATTGCAACCGCTGACTCGGATGCGGCCTTGGCTTTCTTGAGTTGCAACTCTTGTTGCTTAAGCTGGAGCTCTTGCTGTTGCATCTGGATAACAGGGTCTTGGGCTTGTTGCATGGCTTGCTGTTGAGCCGCCGCTGCTTGAGCTTGCTGCAATACCTGATTGGCCGCTTGTGCCATCATGGCTGACATTGCCTTCTCGGCTTCTGGAGAAACCTTCTCGTCTTCCTCTGGCAGAGGCAATCCCAACTGTTGCTGAACCTGCAAGCGGTACATAAACCCAACGTGCTCTGCAATGTGTGCTTGAAGAGCGGCCATGATGGTTTGCGCTTGTGGGTTTTGCCCAATGACGGCTGCGATCATGGGGTCTTGCAACATGGACTGGTGCACGGCCATGTGCGCCTGATGGTCTTGATACTGGAACGCTTTTAAGGGTTTACCCTTAAGTGCGGCTTGGTTCTCAGACACAGGGTCTGTTGGTTTCTGATCATCGGGCAGGGGCACGAGCTTCTCTGCATTTTTGATACCTAGAACGTCCAACATGGAACGATGCAACTGTGGCAGATCATAAATCTGTGGCGCCATCTGAGCCATTTGCATGACCGCTTGATATTGCACCACACGCTGCGAAAGAGTTGCAGCATTGGGATCTGACACAGGGATAACATCAACCTTATCGTAGTCAGACTGCTTAGACTTGCGGCCACCATACTCTGGGTCGTATGTGTAGTCCGGGTCTGTGTAGTCACGGATGATGTTCTTGAGAAGTTTTAGCTCTTGCTTTAAAGCAAAGTGTACCCGGGCCTGAACGGCTGTAAGGACTTTGAGTTGGCGCTCAAGAAGAGCTAAAGTGGTACCGACCGGAGCTTGTGCATTCATGTCAGACACTTGCATGTCAGCTGTTGCGGCAAAGCGACGGCCTTCGTCAACGATCTGTCCTAACAACTGGAACAGAACATTGCTGGGTTCTTTGTATGGAAGGGGAAGGATCGAGTCTCTTATGTTTCCAGAGGCGACGTCGACGTCTCTGAATTCTCCCGGAGCGATAGGCGTATCATCGCCCTTAATGCGTAGTCCACGAGATTTGAGGCCACCGGGGAGATTTGAGAGGGTACCGGCATCGACCAGTTGTCGCATAAGACTGGTAGCAGATTTAGCAAATCCTCCGATAAGGTGAAACAGTCCGAAGCCATAAGCACCGAAACCGGGAATATATTGGTAGTGGACAAAGTGTTGTCGTTTGAGCCTGAGTGCATCGCCTTCCTTCCAATTGCGTCTGATTGATAGAATGGTATTGGTACTCTTGATCAGAGTCACAACGTACGGGAACATGATGCCTGTCTCAGTACCATCCTCATCGACGTCTTGGAATCCATCCAAGTCTAAGTCAACGTGGCACTCATACAGTGTGTAGCGGTCGTCGTTCAGATCACTGAACCCAGTTTCTTTGTCTTTGGCCTGCTTGATGTCGTCTCTCTCACGACGTGGCTCGGGCAACTCTACGTCCAGATAGAACCCCGCCGCTTGCAGTTTAAGAATGTCATTTTTGGTTTTGCGCATGACGTGCGTCACGCGATGGCAAGTGTCCATGTCCGTCGCACCGTAAGGCAGAATGATGTCTTCTGCTGGCACAAACATACTGACTTGACGCCCCAAGTTTGGGTCAAAGTACACTTTCTTGAACGCTGAACCGGTAGCAGGCAAGCTCCACAACATGCGCTCGTGCTCTGGGCGGAACTCTTTCATCTCCTCCGTAAGCTCGTAGTTCATATCATCTTGCACGTTTATTGCTACCTCCATTGTTTCAGGAGTTTCTTTACCCACAATTTTTGTAAGCACGGGGCCTTGGGCTGGGAATGTCTCTGTGATCATCTCAGCTTGGAAGCGGACAACCGCTTCTGTGATCATGGGGTGGAACACACCGCAAGCGCCATCCCAAGGTTCTGTGCGCTCCTCCATGTGCAGACCCAAAAGCTTCAAGCCTTCTGTGTATGCTTTTTCCCACTCTTTACGGGAGCCTTTGTCTTGGTCGATCTCGTACTCCAAGTCCCCGGCAATCGTAGCCAACACACTAGGCGCCATGTATTCGGCCAAGTTGTCATCAAACTCTTCTTCGCCTTGCGTGGAGTCTTTGGGGTTTAAGTCAATCTCCATGCCATCCATGTTGAGATGTACTGCGTCTGGGTTCTCAATCTCTATTTCAATGTCCGGCTCGTCACTGGGCACGAGGGAGTCGAGCCCCAATGGAGCCTGATTGAGTGACTTGTCAAAACTGCTTGTTGCCATGATGTTCCTTAATAGTAAGCTGCTGAACGACGGCGACGGTAGATGCCGTCATCCTTCTCGTCCGAGTCTAGCGAAATAAAGCCGCCTTGTCTAAATCTCATTAACGCTTGGGATGTCGTATCCACATAGTCGTCGTTCTCGCCCACAGGAAAGGCGGCCACCTCTTCAATCACTTCTTTTGCCCATCGCGTGTCGGGCGCCCAGACCATTCCACTGGCAAAGAGGTCAGACACAGCGTTAAGCCTGACCATCTTATCATTGCCGCGGCTCGGATTGGTCTCTTGGACAGGGATTCCCATTGCTCGGAACTCCTGTATAAGTGGAGCTCCAGCAGCCTTTTTTTCCACAATGAATGCGTCTGGTTCCCACTCTTTGTAGTGCTTGAGTGCAATTTGTTTCAGCTCCGGGAATGCCATTCGGTCTTTGAACGCGTCAAGCAAGATGATCTGCGCCTGATCTCGTTCCTCTTCATTGTAGAAGACGCCCCATGTTGTGCAAGCGGAATAGTCCGAATTATTCTTGGTCTCAAACGCCGTATCCCAAGACTGGATGATGTAGTCGCAGGGTGGCGGCTCGTCTTGTTCCCAAATGCGCCAATGCTTTCTGGAGATGATCGCACTTGTGTCTGATGTGGGCTGTTGCATGTACTGGGCGTTCCAGTACCTTGGATCCAAAGATGCCTTGATTTTCTTTAGTGCATCAAGTGGCCACTGCTCTGGCCACAGACTTTTCTCGTCTTCCGTGCCTTCGTTGAGTATGGGTGGTAACTCCACAATCTCCCAAGGCACAGCTTCTGGGTTCCTGATCTGGTAGTCGATCAACTTGCCCGTGAGATCCAAAAGAGACCAGCGCGTCATGATCACAATGATCGCTCCCCCCGGCATCAGACGTTGCAAGGGGCCTGTTTGGAACCAAGACCATGCTGTATCAAACGCCAGTCGGGAGTTTGTCTTTACATCTTGTTCGCTATGTGGATCATCAATAACAAACAGATCAGCGCCTCTACCAGCCAAAGCCCCACCAACGCCCGCTGCGTAATACTGTCCGCCAGCCGCAGTAGACCATTTACCAGCCGCCTTTTGATCCTCCGCAATTTGTGTTTGGGGAAAAATTTCATTGTATTCCTCGGATTCAATTAAGTTACGGACGCGTCGTCCAAAGTCTTCAGACAGACCCGCAGTGTGCGTGCCCATGATGATTTTCTTTTCCGGGAACTTGCCTAGAAAATAGGCAGGGAACAAATATGATGAGAACTCTGACTTACCGTGACGTGGTGCAATGTTGATGATCACGCGCTTCTTATTGCCAGAGATCACGTCCTCAAATATCTTTGCGAGCTTCCTGTGGTGGGGTCCCACTTTGAATCCGGGGTAAACTGCTTTGGCAAATCCAAGGATGTTGCCTTGCGCCGCCAAAAGACTTGCGCGCTTTTCGCGCAGTTCTAAATCCGCAAACAGCTCCAGCTTTTCCGCCTTGCTCATGTGCGGAAGACTTTGTTGAATCAGCTTCGCTTCAAGCGGCGTCAGGCTGGTGATGCTCGATAGATCCATGCGTGTCCAAGTCTGTGATATCGTCTTTGGGAGTCAGGACGTCTACAACGTCCATGAAGCGATTGAGTTTGTCTTTGATGCGCTGATCCAGCTCATCGTCGCTTAACTCTGCTTTCTTAACTTCTATCTTCTCAGTGAAGAGTCCAACCTCAGTGATTTTACCCAACATGCCTAAAGCTTTAAGCCGGATGCTGGCGCTGGGGTTCTCGACTTCTTCTAATATCTTGGCGACGGCATAGCCTCTGAGTTCTTTGGCTTGCTGTACAAATTCCCAGTCATAGGCAGTGAGCATTCCTACAAGGTGCTGGACTGCGGCTGGAGTTTTGACTTCGGCCAGAGCTTGGTGTGTGATCTCAGGCGGTTTGGCAGAAACGATACTGGCAAAAGATTCGCGTGCTGCTTTGCTCTCAAGCTCGGTGGCCAGTTGTGTAGAGTCCACTACACCCTGTTCTTTTAACCAGTCTAGTGTATTGATCTTGGCATCGACAGCGGCGCTTACCTCTGCCTTTTCAAGCGGGGTAAAATCTTGGAGACTGGCGTGAACTTCTGGTTCAAAATCTATCAAATGATCTAACATGCGTAGGCCCTTGTAAACCTCGTTGTGTTTAGTGTACACTATATTACGACAGATGCGCAAGCAGTTGCCATTTGTTTCTCTCTCTTGGTTTTGCAAAGAACCATTCAGCCCCACCTAAGCGTGGGGCTTTTTTTATGTTGTGTTGTCTAACGTTTGACTCTGTTACTTTAAAATTTTTATAAAATGATGGGGGGTGGGTGTGTTGGGGGGAGTTTAGGTACTTAAGTATTACAGAAATACTTGGAATGGTTGTGGAACAGTGTTCATGGTCACCATGCCACCGTCATCATTTCTTGGGGGTGTGGGGGTATAGTGGGGTCTAAAGTTCTCAATTTTCGGGTCACAAAGCCCCGATATTAGTGCTTTCGCACTCGATTTGCTAGGGGTTCAAGGCATTCAAAACGACCCTTGCTTACAATGGCTTTAGCCTTGGGATTTCCCCTTGGCACAACTAGGAGTTAAACGTGAAAACAAACAAACAAAACGCATTCAAAGCATTAGACCAATTCGCCGATTCAAGAGCACAGCTCATTCAACGCATGCGTGATGCGGGCTACACAACACTTGAGGAGTGCAAGCCCATTGTGATTGAATGGGCATGTATCAAAACGGGCGCGACATTCAACGTGAGCAAAGCGGGCAAAGTGATGCTCGATTCATCACATGCGAAATACGAGGGCGCCAAAACTGTGGTGCGTGACGTGATGCACATGCTCGCGGGCACAACACGCAGACAAACCCAAGCCAAGAAAGAGCCCGCCGACCCATTCATCAAAGCAGTTGAGACGTGCGAGACCAAAGCCCAAGCACGTAAAAGATTCGAGCAAGCCATGCTCGCAAAATTCGGGTCACTGTGACCCGTTTTCTCAGGGCGCAGAAGCGGGGGCTTTCTGCGCTGTTTCAAACCTTGTCAAACGGAGATATTAACTATGCCTAAATTAACATACTGGTACTGCGCAAGCATCGGGGATTCTGATGTGTACTCAATCATCGCGAGAACAAAAAAGGACGCGATGTCCAAGCGTGAAGCGTACGGGGTCAATGACTTTGAGCCCCCAGTCAAGAAAACCCTCGACTACAAAGATGCCTTTGACCTATTCGACTTCGCGACAAGCGAAGGCGGTGGGCGGGGTTGCGGATCAACAAACTAAGGAAATTTTACCCATGATTACCTATAACTTCACACTTGCAGACCATTGGCTTTGCGCCATTATCAACGGCGATTACTCAGGACTTGAGGACGATGAGGCAAAAGCCCTCGATGCTTTCTTAGAAGACTTACCAAAACACTACCACTTCAAAGCCCCAATGCATGGCGTTTGGGATATCGTCTCAGACGAGGGGCACTTTGCCCGCGATGAGATCAGCGACTTGCATGCCAACTGTTTCGACTGCACTCTAACCTACATCTAAGGACTAACCCCATGGCTTATAAAATCACTTTCCTCTTGCGCACATACGGCGATCATCACGAACGGCGCTCCATCACTTGCGTACCCGCTCGCCTACAATCAACCCTCACCCGACTATCCAAAGACCGCAACGTCCGCGACATTTGGTGGGAAAAAACGGGTCACGGTGACCCGAAAAGGTAAAATCATGTGCTATCCAAACTATCCAAAGACTTGGCGAACTATCCTCACACACACGACACAAAAAAAATGGCGTGGTTATTGGCTGTCCGCTTTACCGTGTCTATCTATATCTATATTTAGAATATATTTATATATAGGAATTAGTTTCTTCACGGACACCCGCGTCTTGGATTGTTTGGCTTTTGTTTAATTAAAAAGTGAAAGAGCATTTTTTAAAAATGGGATATAGTCCGACACGGTATCCCCGCAACGCCCTATTTATGGGTTTCTTTATGTGTCAGATGTATTTGGATACTTCGCCAAGTCTCTTGACTTTCCATGGATAGTTGATAAAATGATAGGACACTTTGGAGATTTTACCTATGCAATACAGACATTATATGGACCTCGACCCCAATGAGTTGCACAACGTGCTCATGAAACGGCGCATGCTCGACATCGAGCGCGATCACATCAAAGCCACCGTTGCCCGCCAACAAGCCGAACTCAGGAGCAACAACGCCAAAGCCAAACAACTCAAGGCATACTGGCAACAACTGATTGAACCCATGATTGTTGAACGCAAGATCATTCGCGCCATGTTGAATTACAAAGCCAAGGACGAGGACGACCCGCGCTATGTTGCGCTAACCGTTTACGCCATGGTGCTCGACAGACTGAAAGCATACTTTGACAACAGTTGGAAGCAGCATAAGATTTTACCCACCAAACTAGGTAAAGAAAAAAACATACCGAACGGAGGCATTCACTGGTCGGACTGGGTGCCAAGCAAACAAAGGCAGACGGTGCTTGAGTTATTCAGCGCAATACCTTACACGGCAAAAGCCAAAAGAAAGGAACCATTCGTGCGCACAATACCGTTTGACATGCACGTAGAACTCAAGGACAAGCTATACAACAGCACGATGAAAGAACTCGAAACCTTGGAGCGAGAGCAAACGATTGATAACGATGAATCACGCGCCGAGCGCATCGCAAAGATACGCGAAGCCTTGAACCGCATCGAGAACATGAACAACAACGAACCTGTGCCCCACACATGGCATGGGATGTTAGAAGAATTCGGGTCACTGTGACCCGTTTACTGGTGCTTGGCACTGGCTACGCCGAGCACCATCCTCAAACTAGCCAATGGAGTTAATCAAAATGGACTACACAATCCAAGACAGACACAACTTAGAAACCAACATCCACTGCTTGCAACGCGTACTGCGCGGCTCAAGACCGTGGTATCACAGAGAGTTTTACAAGTACCCCATGCACGAGGCCATCGCCTCCGCGATCAGACTGGCAAGACCAGACAACTGGCACTTGCTGACGCTTGAGCATCCACATGTATCGGTCGGAGACCCAACGATGATCGCATACACACGAGACGACAGAGCAGGTGACGCAGACCGTCAGGTCAAGACATCCATCGGCAAGTATCTGCGCCGACATTTCAGCGCCTTGGGAGATCATCAGATCAGGGACATCCAAGCCTTGCACACTGCATCGGGATGTAAGATTGTCAACACGATGGCCGAGATGCTGCATCACTTGTCGCGTGGTCCGCAGTCTTGTATGAAGTCGACCAACTTCAGCGTTGTGCATCCGTATCAGGTATATGACCCCGACTTGGGATGGTCGATGGCGGTGCGCGAGGAGGACGGCGATACCGTTGGGCGTGCGCTGATCCACACAGACAAAGATGGCAACAGACGGTTCGTTCGGTCATACACAAAGCCCAAGGATGGCGGGTACTCACACAGTGATACGGCGCTCGAAGCGTGGATGCAGAGTCAGGGCATCGCCAAGGACAGCGGATGGTATGGCGCGTATATCAAAATCATTGAGCGCGGGGGGTCAGTTGTCGGTCCATACATAGACGGTGACAGTCGTGAGGTTGTGCGTGATGGCCAAGTGTTCCGCATCGTGGAGGATGACGGCGAGTACCGCATGGACAACACTGGCGGGTATGCCGAGGAAGCCAGTCAGTACGATCACACATGCGAGGATTGTGGCGAGGGCTTTGATGACGGCGATGGTTACTGGGTAGGCGCCAGTGAGGACACATACATCTGCGACTCATGTTGCAATAACAATTATATGTATGTGTACGGACGCAGAGGTAATCAATACTATGTGCGCGATCGCTATACAGTCGAGGTCGATGGTACTTACTATGACGAGGACTATCTGTCCGACAATGACATTGTGTGTGACGTGGACGGCGAGTATCGCCATCATGACAATGCCATATACATCGAGAGCGAGTCCGAGTATTACCCAAGCGAGAGCGACCGCATCTGCTACGCCGAGGACACCGAGGAGTATGAGTTGCGCGAGAACTGCTGGCAATGCGATGCATCAGGCAACTGGTACACACTGGCGGGTGAGACCGCGTACAACATAGACGGACACGGTACATACCACATCGAGCACATGCCCGAAGAAGCAAGAGCTATTTTAGAAGGAGAATCAAAATGAAAAAAGCAATGATCAACGTAGTATTAGACAAGGCCTTGTCACTCAAGCGCCCACACAAAACCGAAACGAACAGAGCGTTCACCGAGTGGTTGGCCAACTGTTTACCCGAGTACCTTGCAGAGCGTGCGTTCATGGATGAGGTAGGCAACTTGCACGTAGACGCTCGCGTCACCATCGACAACCGCACATTGTTCGTAGCGCACGTGGACACCGTACACCGTGAAGAAGGCAAGAACAAGATCAGAAAGACAGACACGCACTGGTACGCTGACGGTGCTCCCCTCGGTGCCGATGATGGTGCGGGTGTTGCCTTGCTCATGCATCTCATACATGCAAAGGTACAAGCGTACTATATCTTTACCCAAGGCGAGGAGTGCGGGGGCATCGGTGCTAAGCACATCGCAGATCACTGGGGTAACTTGCTCGCTGAGTTCGACCGCGCGATAGCGTTCGATAGACGTGGTACAGATAGTGTCATCACGCATCAGGGATACGGTCGGTGTTGCTCGGATGTGTTTGCTCAAGCCTTGGCCGATGAGTTGAACGTGGATGAGCGCTTGATGTATCTGCCCGATGACACAGGCGTGTACACAGATACCGCAGAGTTCACCGACATCATCCCCGAGTGTACCAACATCAGCGTGGGTTACTTGTCCGAGCACACACAGAACGAGTCACTCAACATGGTGCACTACCAGACCCTTGCATCCCGCGTGATCAACATCGACTGGGATAACTTACCCACAGACAGAGACCCGACCGTGGTCGAGAGCAAGTGGGATACATGGGGCAAGACCGACTACGTGGGCGGATGGTCTGGGCATGGGTCGAGCTTTAGCAATCATGCTTTTTATGACGATGACATGGCGATGTATGACTTGCAAGACGCAATCATGGAAGCACAAGAGGGGCGACCCGACTGGCTCATGGACATGATGGCCGAGAGCATATACCCCGAGGACACACGCATGGCGGTGAAGTTCATCGACAAGAAGAAGCTGACCCATGACGTACTGCAAGACGCGCTGACGATGGCGTGGTACGCAGACCCCGATCAAGTACTGGCGGGATTGTTTGATAGTGCACATGCAACGGTGTGAGTTTTCGGGTCACTGTGACCCGATTTTTTTATTAAAGGAGAGAGAAGATGACACAGTTTGAAATCGCATTCATTGACGCATACGAAGAGCACGTGGGCGGATGCCCTCGTAACATAATTGAAACATTCATCACAGACAGAGCGGAGGATCACTACTACGCATACAAAGATCATTACACGAGCTTGTCCGATGCATATAACGTATTCAAGGCGGGTATTGAGTTTGGCCTGCACTATGACGGGGAGGATTAAAAATAATTAGTCTAACGCTTGACACGTTTGAAAACATGTGTATCATCAACCAAAAGAGAGAAAATCAAAATGCAAATAGAACTAATTGAAAACAAAAGCACACACCGCCAAGTCGTACCCTACGACACAGGCAAAGTAAAGATTGGGGAACTCTACACACCACCACCCCCGAAGATGGATGCGTTCGATGAGCAGATTCAAGCTGCATTACTGGGCATCCATCGGTGGGAAAACACACAACTGCGCAACGGTCTGGTCTACATCTTCACGGTGTTCATTGGGCTTGCGTTTCTTTTATTCTGGACTTGGGCGAGGGGAGGAATGAATCATGCCTGACTTACAAACTGCGCTCAAAGAAGCGCTCAATGAATGGGAACCCAAAGAAAACAAAGAGGAGAAACAAATGGAAACTAAACAACACCCACAATTTTTTAAGCCCACCAACAACGTCACACGCGAGACGTTCATCTATATCCAAACCCACTACGGATGCACCAGTATCCAAGTCAAAGACGCCTTGGTCGCAAGAGGGTTCAAGAAGAACTCGGTACATTCCCTCATCACGCAACTTGTCAACTCCAAGCAAGTCATCAGAGACAAAGAAGGTAGACTGGCTGCAATCGTGAATGAGTACGTGCCCATAAAGTCGTCTGCTAGAAAAGCAAAATCAACAATCACAAATCCAAAACTCACCAAAAAACAAAAAGAGATGGTCATGGAGTTAGCAATGCCCCCCATAGCCGAGGTCGAGGAGGGTACTAGGTTACACAGACCCGAGCGCAAAACGGATACTACCGAGCCCTTGACTGCGCAGTATGTGTTGCACCGTATCAACCTGTACGAAGCCAAGAAACTACACCAAGAACTGACCCGCATCTTTGAGGAGTGAGCATGGGACTGCTTGAGTTTATTATCTTAGCGGTGTCCTTGATCTGCGCTTTAATTGGCGCAGGCCTTGTGATGGTCTTAATTTGGTTAGCTTACATGGTGATGAAACATGACTAAAGAAGAAATCATAGAAATGGCCAATCAAGCAAAGTTACCTTACGACTATGTTGGCGGCGGTTTAATGTGGTTAGATAAACTAGAACAGTTTGCCAAACTAGTAGCAGAAAAAGAGCGTGCGTCAAATCATGCATACATTTATGAGTTGGAACGTGATCTAGAGGTGGCGCAAGACAAGATTAACGATTGTCTTGTATGTCTTAACTTTAACCCTCTAGAGGCGGCGCAAGATAAGATTAAAGGTTGTCTTGGAATTCTAAACTATAACCCAAGGGGTAAAAAATGAAATACGAAGAAATCATTAAGATGGCTCATCAAACCAGTAAAGAATGGGCAAAAGAATATCCAACGCCAGAAGAAACGGCGCACCCAGTGCCTAAACGCTTTTTGGAAATCTTTGCCAAACTGGTGGCAGAAAAAGAACGTGAATGGTGTGCTTCTTTCATTGAGGAGTTGGATGAAAGAGGGTTTAAAGAACTAGCAGGGCTAATACGATCAAGGGGACAAGAATGACTAAAGAAGAAATCATAGAGATGGCGAGAGAAGCTGGAGGTTATAGCCCTAAAAAATATCCAGAAGAATGGCGTTTAGATGATGATGATTTATTACGCTTTGCCAAACTAGTAGCAGAAAAAGAACGTGAGGCGCTTGAAGTTGAATTGCTAAAGCTGAAGCAAGGCGTTGTTGCCAACAGCGATTACATACAAGGGCGATGGGATTTGATTGGAGAGTTTCAAGACATCATAAGAGCAAGGGGACAAGAATGAATAAATTTGGAATGGCAGAAGTAAAGGGTGAGGGTGAGCCAGTCTTTGGGCATGACTTTGTACCGCCAGAAAAAGAACCTATGAACGCATACGATGAATTGATGAATTTCTTAGAGGACGGTGAAGTCGTAGAGGGAATTGTTTTTGGTGAGTACGGTTGGGGTGGATATGGAGAAGAGGAAGACCACAAGGTTCAGCAAGAGCACCAAGGCAAGCTGATGTCGATTGAAGAAGCCAAGCCACTGATGGACGGCTGGTCTTTCGATGGGGGATACGGGGCGCCTGAGTGCAATGCAACTTACATATGGACAAACCAGCGCTGTATATGGGTGACTCAGTACGACGGTTCCACGAATCTTGACTCAATGCCAAGACATCCTATTGACTGCATGCCTAATATGCCAGGGGGTTGACATGACTAAAGATGAAATCATAAAAATGGCTAAACAGGCTGGTGGAAGATTTTCTCGAAACCCAGATAAATACGATGTTATGGAAATAACATATTGTGGTCTTGAAGCCTTTGCCAAACTGATAGTAGAAAAAGAACGTGAGGCGTGTGCTGAAATTTGTGATGGTTTTTACTTATCATGGATAGACATACAAGGTAGATACGAATTCATGGGTGAGGGAGCAAGCGAATGTGCTGGTGCAATCCGAGCAAGG